TGCAAGACGATATCAAAGGTTACTTAACGCCTGAAAAACAAAAGGAACTTGGGGTCAGGCTTCCAACCCCTGCGGCGAAACCAAAAGAGCCGCCAAGTCTTGTTGAGCGGGCAATAGACTATGCTAAGGACATTTTTTAATTGCCATATCTACAAAGCAACATCCCGCATTTCAAGGCGTGGGTGAGAAGGGAATACACACACAATCACGATAAATACCACGGCGAGTTTTTACACGCGATGGTTATTGCTGTAACGACTATGCCTACGAGATGCCTCAGTTTTCAGGTCATCTTCACTGGGTGTGAAGCTGACGATGATGAGGATGAACCGAATGTCCATGGTGGAGCCATGTGGGCAAGAATGCCGATCACTGCTTTGGTTGCGGATACGCCGCTTGAGGAGTGGCCATCACCTATGGCGGTACATGATGCCCAGCCTTGGGATTGTTCCTCTCACACTCATGCTGTTTATGTTTTAGATCGGGCTACGCCTTGTCCTTGGCTTGCAAAGATTGACGGCAATTTTTATCCGGCGAAGTACTTATTCACGGTTGATTATGCTGAGAACGAGATTGCTGATGATCCTGCTCAGCACAAGCAGTCGCATGTATTGGAGTTACTTGATGCTGGCGAGTGGACAGGGAATATAGTAGCTTTGCCAAACAACCGAGTGCGCGTGACGCATCCGGCATGGTTTGAGACTGGCGACGGGGCACCTGATTTTAAGCCATCTCAGCATATTCACTACAGCAAGTCGGATTTGGATTACACGTTAGACGTAAATCGTATCTTCGATAATCTGTATGCAGACAAAGACTGAGCAGAACTCAGGAAGGGCAAGCCATGGCTATAGAGCGCGGTGTAGATGATGTCGATATTGACGAGCTTGATATCGAAGACAGTTCAAAAGAGATTAAGATTTCTGAAGGTTCTGATGAAGACCTAATGTTTGATGGCATGGACGATGAAGATGCCATGCTGATGGACGATGGCACCATGGTCTTTGGTGAAGGTGATCTTGTAGGCGACATGCCGATAGCTTTTGATGCAAACCTTGCAGAAGAACTTGATCAGGCTGACTTGGGTCGAATTTATTCTAATTTGATGGGTGATATTGACGATGATCGCTCGTCTCGCAAGGAGTGGATTGATCAGTACACTGAAGGCTTGAAGTTCTTGGGCATGAAGTTTGAGGATCGAACTGAGCCTTTTGATGGCGCCTCTGGTGTAGTTCACCCTCTTCTTGCTGAGTCTGTTACGCAGTTTCAGGCGCAAGCATACAAAGAAATGCTTCCCTCTGGCGGCCCTGTTAAGACCATGGTTATTGGTATGGGTACGCCACAGACCGATTTGCAGGCTGCTCGTGTTCAGGAGTACATGAACTATCTGATCACTCAGGAGATGAAAGAATACGATCCTGAGACTGACCAGTTGCTTTTCTATTTGCCTTTGTCTGGCAGCGCGTTCCGTAAGGTTCACTTCGACCAGTCGCTAGGTCGCCCTGTTTCCCGTTTTATACCATCTGAAAAGTTGATTGTGCCTTATGGCACGACGAGTCTTGATGATGCAGTTCGTATTACGCATGTGATTGACATGTCGATGAACGAGGTTCGCAAGCTTCAGCAAGTTGGTTTTTATCGTAAGACCAAGATGTCTGATGCTACCAGCGAGTACGTTGATACGGACGAGGTTGATGAAGAGATTGATGAGCTTCAGGGTGTCAAGCCATCTGGCGGCTCAAGTGATTATGAGTGTGAGTTACTTGAAGTACATGTAGAGCTTGATATTCCAGGCTTTGAGGATGTGGATGGCAATGGCGAAGAGACAGGAATCAAACTCCCTTACATTGTCACGCTTTCACCGAAGCATTCAACAATCCTTTCCATTCGCAGGAACTATGTACAAACGGACGTTATGCGCCGTCGCATTGACTATTTTGTGCATTACAAGTTTCTGCCAGGTGTTGGTTTTTATGGTTTTGGTCTGACTCACATGATTGGTGGGTTGTCTCAGGCATCCACTTCGATTCTGCGTCAGTTGATTGATGCTGGTACGTTGGCCAATCTGCCTGCTGGATTTAAGGCTCGTGGCATCCGTATCCGAGATAACGATGTTCCGTTACAGCCTGGTGAGTTCAGAGACATGGATGCGCCTGGTGGGTCATTGCGCGATGCGTTGATGCCCCTGCCATTTAAGGAGCCTAGTGGCACGCTTCTGCAGTTGCTTGGCATGTTGGTTGAGGCGGGTCGTAGGTTTGCTTCTGTTGGTGATATGCAGATTGGTGATGGCAACCAAGAAGCTCCTGTTGGTACAACGATTGCGCTTCTTGAGCGTGGTAGCCGTGTGATGAGCGCGATACATAAGCGCATGCATTACAGCCAGCGTGTTGAGTTCAATATTCTTGCACGGGTGATTAAAGACTCACCGATCAAGGCGTATCCATATCAGATAGCCAGTGGCCAGCAGCAGTTGATGGCGCAGGACTTTGATGATCGTATTGACATTATTCCTGTGTCTGACCCAAACATTTTCTCTATGAGCCAGCGTGTGATGCTTGCTCAAGAGATGATGCAAATGGTTCAGTCGAACCCTCAGATTCATGGGCCTCAAGGCATGTACGAGGCGTATCGACGTATGTACGAAGCGATGGGCGTGCAGCAGATAGAGCAATTGTTGCCGCCACCTCCGCAGCCACAGCCCGTTTCGCCTGCGATGGAGAACTCTGCATTTTTGCAGATGCAGCCTGCACAGGCGTTTCCTGAGCAAGATCATGACGCTCACATTGATTCTCATATCGCGTTGCTCAAATCGCCATTGGTATCTTCTGCCCCTCCTGGGCAGCAGCAGGTTATGGCTATGATTCAGGCGCACATCTATCAGCATATTGATCTGAAAGCGCGTGAGATGGCGCAGCAAGATCCTGAGATTCAACAGATGCAGCAACAAATGCAGCAGATGCAGCAACAAGGTCAGATGGATCCAATGATGATGCAGCAGGCTCAGATGCAAATGCAACAGATGCAGCAGCAAATGCAATTGGTCATGGAAGACAAGGTGGCTCAGATCTCCATGCAGTTGACTGAAACCATGGCGCCAGAACTCACCCCGCCACAGCAGGATGACCCATTGGTCAACCTGCGTGACCGTGAGCTTGACATCAAAGAAGCAGATTTGCAGCGCAAGGCTGAAGAAGCTGATCGACGCATAAAACTGGAAAGTGAGCGTATTGATAACACTGCAGACATGGCTGATGAGCGAATGGACTTACAGCGTGAATTGGCTGAGATGAAGGACGAGGTCGCTCGTGAACGAATTGGCTTGCAGAGGTCAGCACAAATGGCTAAAACTGCAGAAAATATAGCGAAAGACTTTTTTGGTAATCGATAGAGAGATTTACAATGAGTTCAGTACGACAGAAAATGGCTGAGATACACAAGGCTCAGAACAAAGAACGCGAGGCATTGAAGAATGCAGAAGCAGAAGAAGCCGTTGTTGAAGCGGTTGCGCCGACTCCTGAGCCGGTGGTCGAGGAAGTGGCGGAACCCGAAGTTGCAGAAGAGTCCGCCGAAGAGTCATCTGAAGAATCTTCTGAATAAAACTAAGGTAAAGACATGATTAAGCGTCAAACAAGTTTCCCTCAACCCAAAGTCACCGACAGCAAAGTATCTGTCAAGGACCAAGGCACCGTTAACTATGCAAAGGCCGAGTCTGTAGCTACGCCTACTTCGTCTGCCCCCTATGGTGCAGGTGAGTCTCGTGGTGGCGGTGCGGCATTGCGCGGCAAGAAGTTCAGCGGAATCTTCTAATGAGCTTAGTGCCGATTAAAGGCTATTCGCCCAATCGTCAAGATTATATTGACGATCCCGATAAGTTTAATTTTAGGCCTGCCATCGGCAGTTTTGAGCCTGGAAGTATGGCACAGTTTTCGTTGGAAGAATTGATATCCCAGCAGCGTCCTAGCCAAAGTCACCGTGCTGGAAACAACATGCCACTGCCTTCGTTCATGCAGCCGCAAAACACCACCGATCCCGCGCAATTTGGTGGTCAAAAAGCAACTGATCTCGGCAGCTTTAAGCCTGGGAGTGGAATTGTTAGTGGAATTGCTTTAGGTAGAGACGTTAGACCTGTACCTAGACCTAGACCTCAACCGTTTCGACTCAAACCTGCTCAACCTCCTTTTGGTCAAATGCAACAACCTCAGTTCAACCAACAAGGCATGCAACAGATGATGCAGTTCATGCAGCAAATGATGCAGATGTTTTCTATGATGAGCAGGCAAGGTGGGCAAGGCGGCTTTGGTGGTGGATTCAATCAGCGCCCACCTATGTTTGGTGGTGGGTATGGTGGTGGGTATGGCGGTGGTTTTGGGGGTGGATTTATGAACCAAGGGCCATACGGCGGTGGGTTTGGACAAGAGGGATATCTACAACCTCAACAGCCAAGACAAAGGCCTATGCCTAGTTACCCTAGGATGCAAAACAATTACTCACAAGGCCCATTTGGGGGTTACTAGCAATGAACATTAGAATCCCAGAAATGAAGCTTGATCCAGCTATGCTTAAACGACTTGCAGAGTTGCGTAAATCTAAGCCTAAAAAGAAAACCGCATCCAAGCGTAAAACGACCCCGCGCAAGGCTGTTGCCCGCAAGGTTCCAGTGCGTACAAGATCAGTTCGTAAAGAACCTGTTCGTAAAACACCTGTTCGTAGAGCACCTGCTGTTATAAAACCTGTAATAGCTAAAGCTCCTACACGCCCTACACGCCGCTCTGAACCACCTAAAGCATCTGTCCGCAAAAGAACGCCTGTAAGAAAGCCATCGCCGCCTAAGGCGCCGAAAACGACTATTGAGCCTTTGGTGATTGATGTCGTTGAAAACGCGATGGGAGCGCCTTCGGTACCTGCTCCTACAAAGAAAAAGATACTTAAAAAGAAGACGGTGGCTCGTAAAGCTTCAAGGCCAAAGCAAAAACCAAAGCCGAAGCAAAAGCCTACAAATAATTTTAAGCCTGCCGTTCAACCTATACGGAAGCCTGTTGCGCCTAAAAAACCAACTCCAACTTCGGCGCGTAAAATTAATATTGAAAAAATAAAAGATTTAGTTGAGATGGCTAAAGATCCTAAGCTTGGTCAGGGTCGTGCTGGAATAGCAAAAGCAGTTGAAGAAGCCATTAAAGGAACTGCAAAGATTCCGGCAGAAAGCGTTGGCACAGTTCCTGATGATTATGCTGGAAGAACTGTCCATGGAAATTTTGCTGACATGGCTGGAAAAGGCACAGTTCCTGATGATTATAACTATGTAAGCAAACCGACAGCGCCTCAGATACCTGCCACGCAACAGCAAACTGGCGGATCTTTTGAGGCAGCTTATATTGATTGGATGGAATCTGAGCCTACACCGCCTCGTCGGCCTAAAGGTATGGGTGCTGCAAGCAAGAAATATCAAAAAGCGAATAGGGATTACAAAAAGAATCTTTCAGAATGGCGGGCAAGCAAGCCATCTAGGGCGTCTTTTGTGGCGTCTGCACCAGTAACAACTCAGCCTACTGAGCCTACTCCTCCGGTAACCATGCCGCCTCAACCTAGAATGATAAACATGGACCCTCTGGCTGGCATGCGTGAATCTTTTGTTCCACGGAATATCTTAGGTCAAACATACAACCCAGCAGACCGTGAAGCTTACGAGGCAAGTGTTCAGCAGCAAAGAGAGCAGATGACTCTAGGCGGTAACATTCAATCAGGAGGTTATCCGGTTGCAATGAACCCACTATCTGCCGTTCCTCAAGTCCAATTTGGTGGCTATGGCGCTCAAATGCCTATGACTGCATTGGCACCATATGCGGGCATGGGTGGCGTTTCTTCTCCTGAACAACGTCCGCCAAACTTCTTCCCGCATTACATGCCTAAACCTGATCCAATCATCGAAACAGTTGAGCGTCCAGCTACTCCTTCTCCAAGGCCTTACACAGGGCCAGTAATGTCTTCCGACATACCAGGAGCGATTCCAGGACAAACGCCTGGAGTTGATTTCGATGTTTTTGAAAACCCAATGGGTGGTTACGTTAGATAAATGGATTCACTGTCTCTAGCTTCCTACATCTACAAGAAACTAGATCAATATGAGCAATCTCATGTTGATTACATAACCTCTGGCAATATCAAAGATATGGAGGACTACAAATTTGCGATGGGTGAGTTATCAATGCTTCGCACCCTTCGTGATGAACTAAAAGAAGCGTTGCATATTGAAGGAGACCCCCTCGATGAGTGATCTATTATTAGATTCCATCGCATCAAAACCGTCCGTTACGGATGCATATGTGAATGAAGAAGAGCGGGTTTTAGACCCGACTGTGCTAGACAAGTCTTTGGTAGAAAGAATGCCAAACCCAACTGGATACCGTTTGTTAGTACTTCCTTACAAAGGAAAGGGCGTAACAGATGGCGGTATTCAATTAATCCAATCAACTCTCGACAAGGAAAATCTTGCCACTTCTGTTTGTTATGTCATGAAGATGGGTCCATTAGCCTATCAAGACTATGAGAAGTTTGGCGATGACCCATGGTGTGAAGTTGGTGATTGGGTTCTTATTGGTCGTTATGCAGGCGCTAGGTTTTCCCTTGAGGATGATCATGAGGTGCGGATCATCAACGACGATGAGGTGATTGGAACCATTCTTAACCCCGACGATATTAAGTCTGCATAGGTGAAAAAAAATGTCAGAAGAAACTTTGACCGAAGCGTTATCAAAGCTTGATGACGAAAACATAAACAAGGCCGCTCTGCCTGAACACAAGCGTGTTGAGGAAGATGTTCAAGAAGAACCAACTTACATTGAGTTCTCTGAAGAAGAGGCGGAATCCATTGCGCCTGTTACTGAAGATTCTGTTCGTGAAGAGTTTGAATCGCCAGAAACTGACGCAGAACCTGAGCTTACTGAGGCCGAGCGTCGAGCACGTTCTGCACAGGAACGCATCAATAAGGCTGTAGGCCAAGCAAAAGACTTTCAGCGTAGAGAGTTGCAGGCGCTTCAGTATGCAAAAGAATTGCAAGAGCAAAATGAACGCCTTGCTTCTCAATTGCAAAACACTCAAACGTCTACTGCCGAGCAAAATCTTAAAATCCAAGAAAGCTATGGCGATGAGTTTGCTAGTCGAGTAGAAACCCAAGCGGAAGCTGCGAAGCGTAATCTCAAAACGGCTTATGAATCTGGCGACCCAGATGCCATGGCTGAAGCTCAACAGCTTTTGGCTAGAGCAGAGGCGGATCGTAACGCACTTGTTCAATATCAGCGTGATCTTGAACAATACAAAGTTGATTACGCTAACTGGCTTGAGCAGCAAGAAAGCAATATGCAAGCAGAGCAAGAGATTGCTCAGCAGCAAGTCAATGATCCTGCCTATCAGCAAGGGCTTATGTATCAAGAGCCATCACCAAGGGCCCAAGACTGGGCCTCTGCAAATGAATGGTTTGGAACAGATTCCATCATGACAAATGTGGCTTTTGCTATACATGAAGACTTAATACAGAGTGGTGTTGACTTAGAATCTGATGAATACTACGCTCAAATTGATGCTCGTATGAGGCAGGAATTGCCTCATCGATTTAACGAGCAAAATATCGCGGGAGACAACCAAAAACCCGTCCAAACTGTTGTCTCTGGATCGCGCACGACTGGAACTGGACGCAATCAAAACTCTCGTAGAGTTGAACTGACAACAAGTGAACAAGCATTAGCAAGGAAGCTTGGAGTACCGTTCAAAGAATACGCAAAACAGAAAATGAGGCTGCAACGATCATGAATGACGAAGTAAAGGGTTCTAATAGAACACCAAGAAGTAGCGGAAGCCGTGAGGCAAAAGCTGCGCGTAAACCATGGAAGCCGCCTCAAGCGTTGGAAACTCCTGACGCGCCTCCTGGAATGCAATATCGATGGCTGCGAACCCACATCCGTGGTGAAGCAGACAAGACTAACGTTCACATGAGACTTCGTGAAGGGTACGAACCCGTACACCCAAGCGAAATTTCAGGATTTGATCTACCCGTCATTGACGAGGGAACTCATACCGGAACTGTGGGTGTTGGTGGATTGATGCTTGCTAAAATTCCTGAGGAGACCGTTCAAGAAAGAAATGCTTATTTTGCTCGACAGACCGATCAACAGATGCATGCTGTTGATAACGATCTGATGAAGGATGAGCATCCTGCAATGCCAATCTCGAACGAGAGAAAGACGCAGGTATCTTTTGGCCGAGGAAAGAAATGACCTCATTTTTGATTGTGTTTAACTAGGAGATCCCAAATGGCGAATCAAGATGCCGCTTTTGGAATGCGTCCAGTTCGTATGGTGGGCGGTGCCCCTTATACTGGTGGACAAAGCCGATATCGGATCGCTGCTAACTATGGAACCAGCATCTTCCAAGGAGATATGGTTGCCCAGGTTACTGGTGGTACGGTAGAGGTTCACGCAGACGGAGGCACTGTGCCTATCGTTGGCGTTTTTAATGGTTGCCAATACACTGACCCCACCTCTGGTGAGCAGGTGTACAGTAACTACTACCCTGCAAGCACGAATGCTTCAGACATCATCGCTTTCATCATTGATGATCCGAATGTTGTGTACGAAGTCCAAGCCGATGCGGCTTTCCCTGTTGCTGACTTGTTTGGTAACTTTGACATCGTGTACACCAGCGCGGGTAGTACAGTAACTGGCATTTCAGGTGCTGAACTTGAAGTTTCAACCGGCGGAACAGCAACTACGTTGCCTATTAAAGCCCTTGATATTTCAGGCGACCCTGAAAATTCAGATGTTGCTACCGCGAATACCAACGTTCTCGTTGTTATTCAAAACTCAATCTATGGCGTAAAAGGCGCTGGCTTAGCATAGGAGGCTAACTAATGGCTATTTCAAGAGCACAATTAGCCAAAGAGCTAGAGCCTGGTCTCAACGCTTTATTTGGCATGGAATACGCTC